GGGTCTGCATTGCAAAAATTTCACATTTTACATTAATTCCTGATACTTTGCCTTCATAATTCTTAATATATGAAATCATACCCGGTATGATAAAGCCCTGTTTTGGTAAATACTGCAAGCAATATTTAGTCAATGATCTTGATCCGATGTCATGGTCTTTAGGTACGTATTTTAAGGCGCTCAAAGGAAAAGTCAGATTTTGAGACGGTCTATTGTCTGGTGTAATTCTCTTATACGCTGGGTCTTTCAGAGGTAGAATTACTGCTCCACATAATTCCCAATCTTTACAATATTTAACAACACGTGCTAAATAACACTCCTTACCAAGCACTGCCGCTCCTGTAGATCTTTTGAATAAAACAATCTCATCTTTTCCAAATACTAAATGAGATGGGAACACAATATAACGACCAACACCAATTCCAAACAGAGCTGAGCCTTCGCACTCCACACTGAATACCTGGACATTAAGTTCATCTCTTATTCGCTTCAAAATCGCATTTGCATTAGGATCTACTGCACTTTCGTACTTTGCACCCTTGAGAAGGGCAACAGTACCCTCAAATGTGCCCGCACTAGCTGTCGGGAATTTAACTTGCACATTCTCTCCCTCATCGAAATCCAGCGTTTTAGTAATGTCAACTACATCGACTCCCTCAACGCAAGAAGGTACATAATCCTCTTCGCCAAAAGAATCATCGCTAGCAGTGATATCTATATCCTGTGTTAATTGTTCAAACATCTTTGTGGCTTCATATCTACGTACCGTTCGATTTTCTCGTTTGCGTTGTTTTGTCCCTGAATCTTCAACTTCATATCGTCTGACGGTACGGTTAGTACGTTTCTTTTGCTGTGATCCGGAGTCTTCATTCTCATATTTACGAATGCGTCGATTAGTACGTTTTTGTTCTGGTTCTCTTGATCCTTCACCTTCATATTCATCATCTGTGCTATCATCATCACGTTTCTTATAACTTGTGACAGTTTTTGGTCTTCGTCCAAGATGTTGATCATATGGATTACTATATTCATACGAACCTTCAAAGCAAATATATTTAGTACAGCGTCCATGTTGTTCCACAAGCAATTTTAACTCCTCAGATAGATATTTTTCTGGTAAATAAATCTCACTAGCTTCAACTCTATCCAAACATAAAGAGAAAGCAGCAGGATCAATTTGTTTATTCTTTAAACATGCAAAGAAAATCATATTAACTCCTTTGTACACAAAAGACTTCACGGTACCAAAAACAATTGGCTTACCTACACTAAGATAACTCAGATTTCCAAAAGATGTATTATTTTGATCGACAAACA